GATGTTCAAGGTCGTCGTGGTATTGTAGATTTCCGTGTTAAGTGCGATGACACTAACAACACTGGGGAAGTTATTGATCGCAACGAATTTATTGCTGACATCTTCATTAAGCCAAATCGCTCTATCAATTACATTACTCTGAACTTTGTTGCTGCTCGCTCTTCTGCGAACTTCACAGAGATCGGTGGTTAATAGTTTATGACAACACCTTATACATATCTACTGAAACATATACCAACAGGTTTGGTATATTATGGATGTAGATATGCTAAGGGTTGTGATCCTTCAGAATTTTGGGCTAAATATAAGACAAGTTCTAAATATGTTAAAAATTTAATAGATCAATATGGATCTGATACTTTTCAATATGAAATTAGAAAAGTTTTTAATTCAACAGAATCCGCAAGAATTTGGGAATCTAGAGTTTTAAAAAGATTAAAAGTTGTATCTAGAGAAATCTTTATAAATAGAACTGATAATATTTCAATATCTGGAGAAGACGCTGAGCGAGGTAGGAAGAATAGAATTTCTACTGAAAAACACAAAAATGCTGTGGCTGAAGTTGGTAAGTCTAATAAAAATAGAAAACTATCTTTAGAGACAAAAAATAAAATTTCTGAATATTTAATTGGTAATAAAAGAAAACTCGGTAAAAAAGAATCTGAGTATACCAAATTAAAAAAGAGTTTGTCTAAACTTGGGAAGCCATCTGGTATGTTGGGTAAAACACAAAAATTATGTTCGTGTTTAGAATGTAAAAAAGTATTACCCTACCCAAACTTTATACAACATTTAGATAAAAATCATTAACCTTTTAAAGAAGAGAGGCACCCAAAATTGCAAATATTGCTGACTTTAAAGCTCAACTGATTGGTGGCGGTGCTCGCCCTAATCAGTTCCGTGTGGACTTAACTTTCCCTTCATATGTAACTCTCGCAGCAGTTGCTGGTCTACAGGGTCAATTCCTGTGTAAAGCAACTTCTTTACCAACTTCCATCTTAGAGAATATCGCTATTCAATATCGTGGTCGTCAGGTAAACGTCGCTGGTGAGCGTACATTTGAGCAATGGCAAATTACAGTTTACAACGACACAAACTTCAACATTCGTAACGCTTTTGAAATTTGGTCAAATGGTATTCAAAACAACTCAACTACATTAGGTCGTGTTAACCCACGCGACTATCAAGTTGATATGTTTGTTAATCAACTTGATCGCAATGGCGCTACTGTTAAAGCGTATAAATTTGTTGACGCATATCCTATTGCAGTTGGCTCAATTGCTCTGGATTATGAAACAACAAATCAAATTGAAACTTTTGATGTGACTTTCCAATACAATTACTGGACTTCGGATACATCAACTGACGGTGCTGCATTTGGTATTAATGCTACTGCAAACACCCCAGTTGGTTCTTTCCCTCTTCCAATCTAATCTTAACTGATTAGAAACTTGAGGTTATATAATGGCTGAATTATTCGGTTTTGAAATTAGACGTAAACAGGAGAAGAATCTACCTTCAGTGGTAGCACCTTCTCCTGATGACGGTTCTACAGTTACATCCAGCATAAATGCTGGTGCTTACTATTCCTTGGTAGTTGACTTGGAAGGCATCGTTAAAAATGAAAACGATCTTATTCGTCGTTATCGTGAAGTTGCTCAGTATCCAGATTGCGATACAGCGATTGACGATATTGTAAATGAAGCAATCGTTGTTGAAGAAGATAGCGAAGCGGTAAAGATTATTACTGATGGTGTTAAAGTTTCTGACACTATAAAAAAGAGAATTCGTGACGAGTTTCAAAATGTTTTAAGTTTACTGAAATTCAACGAAAAGGGACATGATCTTTTTAGAACATGGTATATTGATGGAAGAATGTATTTCCATATCTTAATTGATCAGAACAATCCAAGAAATGGAATTGTAGAATTAAGAACAATCGATCCGAGAAAAATTCGTCGAATCAAACATGTTAAAAAAGATAAGAATAAAAAAGGAATTGAGGTTGTAATTGGTGTTGAAGAATACTATATGTACAACGATAAAGGTATTAGCGAGCAAACTACGCAGGGTGTTCGTTTAACTTTAGACTCAGTTTTATATTGCGGTTCTGGTATGGTTGATCTAAATACTGGTATGATGCTGTCTTATTTACATAAGGCAATTAAACCAGTCAATCAACTCAAGATGATTGAAGATGCTGTAGTTATCTATCGTATCTCTCGTGCTCCAGAGCGTAGAATATTTTATGTTGATGTGGGTAATCTGCCAAAAGTAAAAGCAGAACAGTATGTTAATGACTTGATGAATCGTTACAAGAATAAAATTGTTTACGATGCCAATACTGGTGAAGTCAGAGATGACCGTAAACATTTGTCAATGCTTGAAGATTTTTGGATGCCACGTCGCGAAGGTGGTAAGGGTACTGAAATTACTACACTTCCAGGTGGTCAAAACCTTGGCGATATCCAAGACATCCAATATTTCCAAACCAAATTATATCAAGCATTGAATGTCCCAACCAGCAGATTACAAGCTGATAATGGATTTACTCTTGGAAGATCTACAGAAATTAGTCGCGATGAGTTGAAGTTTACAAAGTATATTGCCAGACTCCGTAAGAAATTTTCTGGATTGTTTAATGATGCTTTAAAAATTCAATTAATCGCTAAGGGAATTATTCGTGAAGACGAATGGGATATAATAAAGACAGATATCCGCTACGACTTTATGAAAGATAATTCGTTTGCTGAATTAAAAGAAGCAGAATTGTTGAACAATCGTTTACAAGCATTACAAATGATTGAGCCATATATTGGTAAATTTTATTCTGTTGACTGGGTTAAGAAGCACGTTTTACGTATGTCTGAAGATCAAATTGAAGATATACAAAAAGAAATAGATAAAGAAGATGATTATCAAGTTTCTTCTGCTCAACAACAAGGGATCGCGCAGGGTACGCAACAAGTTGCAACTCAGCAAGAATTAGACAAAGCTGGGTATGGTCAAGAAGACCAAGCTCCAGCTAAAAAATAACTAGGAGATATAAATGAGTACACGTGATTTAATTGATGCCATCCAAGCTGGTGATTCAGTTGAGATTGAAAATACATTTAATAGCATCATGGCTACTAAAGTGTCAGATAGAATTGATGCTATGCGTTCAGATGTTGCTCAAACTATGTTCGCTTCAGAAGAAACAGTTATTGAAGATGAAGAAGAATCTCAGGATGACGAAGAACTTACTCTTGAAGATTATTCATTGGAAGAACTTGAAGACTACATGATGTCAGAAGAGTTTGAACAACTTGATGAGTTGTCTAAAACAACTCTTGGCAACTACGTCAAGAAAGCCTCTGTTGATTCTACTATCTCTCGTAAGATTGCCGCTGATTTTGAGCATCGTGGTGATCGTGCCAAGAAACCAAGCATGAAGGCTTCTAATTATGAACTTGAGAAAGAATACAAGCGTAAATCTTGGAAGCGTCGAGACAATATCAACAAAGCAGTTGATCGCTTGACAAAATAAAAATGAAATCGTTTTCAAACTTCAAAAGACAAGTCCTAGAGCAATCAGGACTTGTTGATTCTTTCTCTTGCTATGGTAAAGAGGTAAGAATCACAGAAGGACTTGATATTTTTGTTAATGGACATATTATTGATTCAGAAGTAAACACATTGGAAGAGGCAAGGGTATACGTTAAGCGTTATATTCAAAATTCAAAACTAATAGAAAACATCGATACGACAATTCCAGAAGAAAAAGTAGCACAATATATTAGACAATTCCATAACATAGAAAAGATTACTGACACTCTTATTGAATCATACATCGAACTTGCCTCTTCCAATATGTTTACAATCGATCCTGTTGCCATTGCTATTAAAGAATCAAAGACAGCAGAATTTGCGGGAAAACTTACATATAAACTTAACGATGGCTCTACAGTTGCAATAGATGAATCAACGCAAAAAACCCTAAATAAGTTATTGGTAAATAAAAACGAAATTGTTGAGTACATGCGTGAAAGTAAATCCAATTTCGTTAGAATTATAAAAGAACTCGGGGAATAAAATGCCTGTTACAAAAACTGTACTTAAAAATACTCATAACGAAGCAGTCGTAAAAGTTGCTGGAACAGCTGCTGGTGCTACCATTACACTGGCAACTGACATCCTTTCTACTAATCAAGCATTAGATGGTGCTACTCAAACTGTTAATCTAGTCGGCGTACAAGTTACTGGGCTTTTGACTTCTAGCGTTACTATCACCAGAAACTCAGTTAATATTCTTACTGTAGCTGGCGAAAACGGCGGTTACTTTGATTTTAAGCAACAAGGTTTTGTTGACACCATTCAAAACACTAGAGATATTACAGTTACTATTGCTGGTGCCGAGGCGCAAGCGTACTTGATACTTCATAAAGTTGGTGGCTATGCTCCAACTATTGAACTTGCCACTTATGGCGCATATGATGATCCTACTCGTATTGGTGCTTCGACCACTATGTCAGGTTCTCCAGATAAGGTATAACCATGAAATTAATTAGAGAAGTTTTTGATAAGACAAGTTGTGTTATCGAAGAACAAGTTGGTGGGAAGAAGAACTACTTTATCGAAGGAGTTTTTCTACAGTCAGAAATTACCAATCGAAACGGTCGCATGTACCAAGAAGGTATTATGGACAAAGAGGTTGGTCGCTATATTAAAGAATATGTAGAAAAGAATCGTGCCTACGGGGAACTCGGTCATCCAGAAACACCATCTATTAATTTACATTTGGTGTCACATATGATCACTTCCCTACGTAAGGAAGGCACAAATTGGATCGGCAAAGCAAAAATCTTGGACACTCCAAATGGACAGATTGCACGTGGTCTTCTTGACGGCGGCGCAAATCTTGGTGTGTCAAGTAGAGCAATGGGTTCGCTTAAGACTAATAACGAAGGCGTTCAAGTTGTTCAAGATGATTTCATGTTGTCTACAGCGGCAGATATTGTTGCTGACCCTTCTGCTCCAGATGCTTTCGTAAGAGGTATCATGGAAAACAAAGAATGGGTATTCGTTGATGGAAAGTTTGTGGAACAGAATATAGAAGGAGTTAGATCTTATATTAAGAAGGCTTCTTCAAAACAATTAGAGGAAGCAAAGATCCTTGCCTTCCAACAGTTTTTGATGAAAATCAAATAATTATAAATATTTTACATAGAACTATCCAGTTATAGGAGATAACGATGTCAATCGAACAGAAAATCGCTGAAATTTTAGCTGAGTCCAAAGCCCAGCAACAAAACACAATTAGCGAAGAAGTAAAAGAAATGGGTGCTACACCAGATAACTCTGGTAAAGTAAAGGGCGGCGCAGCTGCTGGATCTGTTGATCCAACTCCTTCTATCAAAACTGATGGTGTTACTACTATCGATGGCGACGAAGAAAACAACGCTAGAAACGCTTCTCAGAAGCAGGATGCCGCTCAAGTGGCCAAGAAATCAAATAATGTTGCCAACGCTAAAGCTACTGCTCCAGAAGCAAGTCATCTATCTAGCGTTAAGGAAGACATTGATGCTTTGATGAACGGAGAAGAACTTTCAGAAGATTTCCGTGCAAAAGCAGAAACAATTTTTGAAGCTGCAGTTCTCAGCCGTGTTGCTGCTGAAACTGTTCGCATCGAAGAAGCATATGAATCAAAACTTTATGAAGAAGTTGAGAGCATTAAAGAGGGTCTTGTTGAAAAAGTTGATGGATATCTCGGCTATATTGTCGAGCAGTGGGTACAAGAGAATGAGTTAGCCCTTGAATCTGGTATGAAGTCTGAAATTATGGAGTCTTTTATTGAAGGTATGAAGAATGTTTTCGCTGAGCACTATATCGACGTTCCTGAGGAAAAGTTCGATATACTAAGTGATCTGCAAGAGACAGTTGAATTCCTTGAATCTAAACTCGATGAGCAAGTTGCTAATAATATTAAAATGAGCAAAGAAGTTAACGAGCAGAAGCGTATTGCTTCTATCGAAGAAATTGCTCATGGTTTAACAGATACTGATTCTGAAAAATTCAAAGCGTTAGCTGAAGAGTTAGCATATGAAGATCAAGAATCATTCGCAACTAAATTACAGACTATTCGTGAAAATTACTTTGTAGGTAAGAAGAAAATCACTGAAGTAACTTCAGTGGTTAGCGATACTCCTATTGAAACTCTAACCGAAGACGCACCGATTGATCCTTCTATTAAGAAGTATCTTGTTGCACTTGACAATCTTAAATAACTTTAAAGGAATTAAAAAATGTCTAACCAAGACCGTTCAGCCTTATTGAAAAAATGGGCACCAATCCTTGAGCATGCAAATTTGCCATCTATTGGAAATCAATACAAAAAAGAAGTTACTGCTGTTCTTTTGGAAAACCAAGAAATTGAATCAGCAAAAAGTTCACAAATGCTTTTCGAAGTATCTTCCGCTGGCGCTATGCCTGACACTGGTGGTGTTGCTAAGTTTGATCCAGTATTGATCAGCTTGGTTCGCCGTGCTGCTCCACAAATGATCGCTTATGACATTTGCGGCGTTCAGCCAATGACTCAGCCTACTGGCCTGATCTTCGCAATGAAGAGCCGTTATGCAACTATGGGTGGTACTGAAGCATTGTTCAACGAAGCAGATACTGACTTCGCTGGCGCAGCTTCACCTGCTCATGCTGGTTCTAACCCATTAACTGGCACTTACACTACTGGTGTTGGTCAAACTACTACTGATGCTGAAGCTGGTTCACGTTTCAACGAAATGTCTTTCTCAATCGAAAAGACTAGCGTTGTTGCTAAGACTCGTCAATTGAAAGCAGAATACACAGTTGAATTGGCACAAGACTTGAAATCAGTTCATGGTCTTGACGCTGAAGGCGAATTGTCAAACATTCTTTCAACAGAAATTTTGGCTGAAATCAACCGTGAAGTTCTCCGTACAGTTTACACTACTGCTAAGCCAGGTGCTCAGATCGGTACTACAACTGCTGGTACTTTCGACTTGGACACTGACTCTAACGGTCGTTGGTCTGTTGAGAAATTCAAAGGTCTCTTGTTCCAAATCGAACGTGATGCTAACGCTATTGCTCAGCAAACTCGTCGTGGAAAAGGTAACTTTATCATCTGTTCATCAGACGTAGCTTCTGCTTTGGCAATGGCTGGCGTTCTTGACTATGCTCCTGCATTGTCAACTAACTTGAACGTTGATGAGTCATCTACTACTTTCGCTGGTGTATTGAATGGTCGTTACAAAGTTTATGTTGACCCATTCTCAGCTAACCAGTCAGCTACTCAGTTCTTCACTGTTGGCTACAAAGGTACTTCTGCGTTTGATGCTGGTTTGTTCTATTGCCCATACGTTCCACTCCAGTTGGTTCGTGCTGTAGATCCTACTACATTCCAACCAAAGATTGGTTTCAAGACACGTTATGGTATGGTTGCTAACCCATTCGTTTCATTGGATGGTACTGGTGGCTTGACTGCTAACGAAAACTACTACTACCGCCGTGTTGCAGTGACCAATTTAATGTAATCCAGTTTCGGTTTTTATTAAAGAGCCGACACATTAAGAAGCGGTAATTCAAACAGGGATCTTCGGATCCCTGTTTTTTATATAAATAAGGTTATGGCTAATATACTTACTTGTCCCATTCCAGAAAACACTAATCCATTATCACCTAATGGGTTCCGATTCACTATCGAAAAACTTCCTGAGTTAGAATATTTCTGTCAAGAAATAAACATTCCAGGAATTACTCTTGGTGATCCTATTTTTGCTACACCATTCCGTTCTATCCCAGTTCCAGGGGATATGCTTTCGTATGATACTTTAAATATAAAGTTTCTAGTAAGTGGGGACATGGAAAATTATATCGCAATATATAATTGGATTGTCGCTCTTGGTTTCCCAGAATCTTATGAGCAATACGTAAACTACATTAGTCAATCTCAACTTGGCTCTTTGGGTGAACTTGCAAAAAACTATTCGGTTGGAACCATGCAAGTATTAACCAATACCAATACTCCTCTGCGAGCAATAACTATTCATGACTTATTTCCTGTAAGTCTTGGATCTTTAACATTTACATCAACAAACCAAGATGTGCAATACCTTGTGGGCGATGCAACATTTAGGTTTTCTTACTACACATTTGATTAGTTGTAAATAGTTGCCATTAACTTGATTTTAGTGTATAATTATAGTATACACTGGAGATATTATGAACCTTGAAGACTTGCAAAATATGTGGGGTGAGGATTGTATCAT